TCAAGTATGCACTTCTCGTCAGACATTGATGAGTCAAAATTTATTACGCCTGCACGCTTATCTATCCTAAAGGTAGGGTTAGCATTAGCAGTCTCTGTATTAAGCCCGTAGAACGCTCCTATACCGTAGTCAAAGTACCAATAGCCATCGTAGTTGTATCCCAACATACCATTGAACTGACTAGCCTCGTTTAGATAGATACTCTTCTGTGTACCTGTAATCCTATCTACATCCAATCCTGAATACTCAGGCTTCAATATATTTCCATCTTGGTCAAAAAGAATCTTACAGTTGTTGTCCTGTAGGTATGCGTCTGCACTGTTAACCTGAATGTTCTCAGTCATTGGTCTCAGTATACCATCCTTATATAGTGATATACGAACCCAATTCACAAAGTCAGGAGGAAGAACAAACCTTAGGTTGTCACACACGTCCAACTCTAAAACCTTTATCTCCTTGAACGCATCGTAGTTCAGCTCCTGTATCCCACGCTTAGCGTGGAACAAGACCTTGTATCTCTCCTCGTTGTTAATCATTGAGTGGTTACCCGTATACATAAGCATATAGTTGTTTACTATATCGTATAGGCTAACGTACTGATAGGAACCCCAATTAGCATTCTCAGGTGCATTCCCATTATTCTCGTAGTATTCGTATTGTGATATGTATGCCATTATTTCTCTTGTTGGTCGTTATATTGCTCCTCTGCCTTACCAAACTGTACCGCTTGAATCTCTCTGATAGACATACCTGCGTACTGTAGAATCTTATTTACCAATTCAACTTGGTCATCTAGGCTAAGCTCAAAGTCTTGGAAGTCTGATTGACCGGAGTCAAAGACAGGCTCACCGTTTGTTAATGTTACATAGGTCCACTTAGGGTCCTTAGGATATCTTATGTACTGACACTGTATCCCTGAGAACAACGCTGATGGATAGGCTGTAAGTATACCACCCTCCTGTGTATATGCAGGAAATAATCTACTTGGTGCAGTCAGCATTGAGTTGTTAAGCATTGTAATCTTACCGTGAGTAACCTTATCAAGCTCGTTCTGCTTTGGTCCAAAGACCACATATGCTGATGCGTTTATTGTAAATATATCTGATGACAGAAGCAACACAGTCTCACTCACAACCTGAGTAACTGTAGCGTTCTGTAGTGACGATGGTGTACGTAGATTAAATACCACATCACCAACCTTTACACCATCACTAATAAATGTTGCTGTATTATCCTCTAGATTATTTGCAAGTACCGCTGTAGTTGCACCTGTAGCCTTTGTTGTCTCATACGCCAACACCTTATTGATTAGGTAGTAGTCATCACCTGTATAAAGCTGTGCAGGTAGATAGAACGTATTCCCTAAGTTAACAGTATTTAACAATGTGCTTGTGGTTGGCAGATACTTTGTTACGCCAAATATCTCAATCACCTCCTCGTATCCCTTCTTAATATCAGCGTATCCCGTACCTGACTGTCTAGCATTTTCCTTTTGTATCTGATAGTTATAATTGAAAAAGTAGTTGTCAAATATATCTAGCTGTGCCTGCTTAGCAAACAGGTTAAAGTCTGATGGAGAGATGTATCCGTAGTTGTTCTTGTTCAGTATAGATAGAACTGTATTTCTTACTGAGTTAATCATTCGTTATCTTCTTTACACAAAGATAAGCAAAAAAAAAGAGGGCTCCTTAAAAGCCCTCCGAATCAAAAAATGTAATCTAAATTAAGCAGACCACTCATCCTCTATTTGTCTAACTTCAGTTAGAGCATAAGGAAATGCTGAAGTAATATCATACACAGGATGCTGCCAACTTGTTTTAAGAGCAGTTTCCATAGCACCAACAAATGCGCGCAGTTGCTCTTGTACTTTTGCGTTAGTATCAGCAGCGGTTGATTTTAATTGATATCCTATAACTTCGGATGCCGTTGTTGCTGTTTTACCAACAAGATTTAGATAGACCTTTATAACTAGAGCGTCTGCGTCTATTCCTATAATCTGATTAATATTAATAAGATAAGGTGTCCCGCCAAGGGTGACTTTTAAAAATTTTTCCATTTGTAAAAAGTATTAATGGGTTAATAATACCACAAAGATAAGTAAATTAATCTAGTAGTTTCTCTAGTACCTTCAATGCCTCAACACCATCGTCAGTCTGAAGATAGCTAGCTACTGTAGATACTCCCTCGTCTCCAAAGGGAACAACAAGCATACGCTTCTTATTTGTTGGGGTACTGTACCAAACCTCTTTACGGTTCTTTCTATATGTAAGTAAGCCACTGTCAAAGAACTTATTAACCTTAGCCTGAAGCTTTAACATTGGGTCGTTGATGATATCTAAAAATTCCTCAGGATAGTTTCTAGCATATACTAGAATATCCCTCTTCATCTCTGCGGTAGAGACCTTTGACACATCAATACCAAATAACACAGAGCATACACTCTCAAGCTGCTCTAGTGAAAGGCTTCGTGCCTCTATCAATGCATCTACCTCTAGATTTAATACCTCAATATCCTCAGACGCATCCTTCTCATCGTTAATCTCTATAAAGGATTTCCCATACATAGGATGTAGATTTAAGAACTGCTGAAGAATCTGATTTTGTTTTGATACGTGTAAGAATCCATCCTCAAATATGATAGGCTCAACGATAGCGTTACCGTCCTGCTCATCCTCGAATGGTGACTTTTGATTGACTGCATAACGTAAAGGTCTGTTTATTCCTTTATCGTCATCAAACCATAATAGTGGGTATCTTCTTGTGTTACGTGATGGTAACATAAACGTTAGCGGTGCTACGTCTCTTGTAAGCCTATAACTTTTGCTTACGAACTTTTCTTTTGTTTTCATTTGATATAATTTAAAATTTAAAAAATAGAGGGGTATCCTAAGACACCCCTCTTGGTTTTATAACTAATCTTACTCTTGGAATAAGAAGAAGTTGTTTGCTCCTAGAGTACATACTGCTCTCTCAGAAAGGAAGTTAACCTCCATTGCATCTAAGTCAGAAGTACGTGCCCCTCCTGCTGAACCTGTAATCCAAGTCTTGTATCGTCTGTCTTCAGTCTCTGAAGCTCTGTAACGAACGTGAAGGAATGGACGCTTAGCGTTCTTTCCAAGGATTTGGTCATATACAGTAGTTGAACCTGCAGGTACTAATAGTCCGTTTACACGTCCTGAACCTGCTCCTGTTGGTAAACCACCTCTCATTGTTGGGTCGTTTAGGTATTTCCAATCAGACTTGTAGAAGTCATAACCTCTTCGGAATCCTGTGAATCCTAAGTTAAGTGCCATCTCCTCGTCATTGTCAAACAATCCGTAAGATGTACCACCTGCTCCGTAAGAGTTTTGAGCTGCTAACATATCGTCAATGTCAAAACCAAACTGTCGGTCTAGGAAGATAACGTTCTCCTCGATAGAACCTTGCTTGTCAAGACGTGAGATGATAGCATCAAAGTCTGCCAAAGCTACAGGGTTACCACCTGACCATACGTTACCTCTGTTCTCTACAGAATAGAAGATACCTTCTGAACCTTTGAAACCTGCTGCTACTGCACCACCTGCTGCTTCTGCAGGAACTGCCTCAATCATTGCAGTCTCTAAGTAATCATCGAAACGTAAACGAGTCTCGTGCTCAGACTTCATATACCATAGGTATCCGTTTGCTCCGTTCTCAGTTGTTACCTCAACCCATCCAATCTGTGCCATATCAGAACCTGATACTGCATACTTATCTTTTAAGATAATTGGAGAGTTCTCAAAAATCATATCGTCAGCCTCTAAAGAACCAACCATTCCGTTTGTTCCTTTCTTGAACTCAGAACCGTAGATGAATACAGAAACGTCTGCGTTACCTACTCCTGTACCTGCTGTTACAAGACCACCTGCCTCATAGAAAGCTACAGTGAAAGTGTTTGCAGTTGGAACCGCTGTTACGATACCTTTGTTGCTACCTGTTCCTCCGTTCTGAACAACCATAACAGTCTGTCCTACACGGATAGCGATAGATGGTGTACCTAAAGCTCCTGCTGTTGAACCTGCAGGCTGTAAGTTGTCGTTCACTTGGAATGTAGCGTTGTCAGCATTTACTAATGCTGCTGTACCTACATCTACATACTTAGTATGTAATCTTCCCTGCTCTGCCCACTTGATAAGGTCTGAGTTGGAAGGCATCTCTGCACCTACTAATCGTAGGAAGGA